GCGTGCCGGTTGAGCGTGTCAGCAATCGCCTTGGTGATCGCGTTCAACGAAGCTCGGAAGATACCGGTCTTGTCGGTGTGCATGGAGTAGGAACCAGTGCCCTCGTGACCGACCAGGATGAAGTCAGCCAGCACCGCCATCAGGATCCGCTGCTCGTAGCGCTGGATGATCCCGGTGGTGTCGAACTGCCGGGAGCCGCCAGAACTCATCAGCTCGAAATCGAACAGCGGCTGCTTGGTGTCCTGGTCGTACTGCACCGGAAGCACCAGGCCCTCGTTCTCGTCCCGGCGCACACCACGGACCATCTTGCGGAACGCCTCGACAGTCTGCTGCTGCTTGGTACCGCGTGCTGCGGTCAAGTAGTCCGCAGGCACCTTGGCCACTGGCATACCGGCCAGGTCCCGCTCGACACCGATGGCCTCGAACTCCTCCAGCCGCTTCTTGAAGTACCAAGACCGATAGGCGGTACGCAGGATGGACATGCCCTCGGGGTTGCCCTTGGCGATGTTGGTCCGGAACAGCAGCGAACGCTCGATGGGGATCGAGACCATCTTGTACTGCGGCGGGGCGAGCTGCGTCATCGCCTTGATGCCGCCGTTCTCATCGAACACCCAGCGCAGCAGTGTCTCCTGGGACCGGATCGGCATCTTGCGCCAACCGATCAGACCATCGGAGTACTGCGACTTCTTCTTGCCGTCCTTTTGCCAGGGGCCAAGCCGCCGCTTGTAGACGATCTCGTGCCAGCTCCATCCATAGGTGAGCATGGAGAGCACTTCACCGATGAAGTCGTCCCAGGAGTGGGACATGTCATCCTTGCACGACTCAAGGAACTCAGCAGCGGCCTGGCCCTCTGGGGTCTGATCAGCCGGGATCACCTTCCAGTCGACTTCCCGGACCAACTTGTCGATGGCGAAGAGCAGAGCGCCCACCATCGAGTCGTTGTGGGACATCTCCTTGAAGACCTTGACGGCCTTCCGCCCCCGCAGTGCCGGGAGGAACTCCTCATCGACATAGCCACCGGCACGCTTGATACCGGTGACGCCCATCTCCTGCATCGGGCCAACTTGGGCATTGACCTGCTCTGACTCAGGGATGTCGTCGTAGAGGTACTGGTCCCCTCGCGGCATAGTGGTCATATCTACAGTCTCCTGACTTCATCCAGCCGCAAGCTCAGACCATCAGCGAGAACACACCGTCGTCTTGAGACTTCTTCTGGACCTCACCGATGTTCCACTGACTCTTCCGGTCAGTGTTCTTGTTCTGCTCCATCTCCTTGGCCATCCAGTTCGGATCCTCGGAGTTTGGCAGCACCAGCGGTGCGGTGGGAACTGCCCGTCGAGAAACTAGGTGCCACGCCAGTGCGTCCGCACACACGGTGTCTGGCAGGTGGAACTCCTTAGCTCGGGAGTAAAGATCTTCCACCGAAGCGTACAGATGCTCCTTGTAGGTGGTCTCGATGCGCGGCGAGCGAACCTTGTCGTTTTCCACCGCAGCCACATACTCGCTGAGCATGTTGTCGCGCTTCTCGCCAGTCATCTTGAAGCCGTAGGCGCGGCGGTCGATCAGGTCGGCCACCACACCACCAAGCCCAGTGGCGTCGTGGATGCCCTCGGCGTTGTACTTCGCCATCAGCTTGTCGAAGTAACGCATCATCACCGGGTAAGGCCGACGCCGCATCCGGATCGAGTAGGCACGCTGAATCGGCATGGTGTCGACCTTCCACACCGTGATCACCGTGAAGTCCTGCTCCTTGGCCCAGTCCGCAGCGATCACGTACTCAGCGTCGTACTCGTACTCCAAGAACTTGTACTGCTCGAAGTCCTTGGCGACCTTTACAGTCGTCGCCTGGGTCGGCGCGGGGAGCGAGAAGGTCCGCTCGACCGCCTCAGAATCGAACGCACGGTTGCCAATAGACGGTTCACCAAGCTCATACTCCACTCTCCACATCTCGGCAGGGATCTGCCGCTTCTTCTCCTCGATGAAGTCAGGCCGTAGCCAGCCATCGACTGGGTTAGAGGTTTCCCGGTAGCACCAGGTGTAGATCGGCAAGCTCTGTTCTTGATGACGACGGTAGACCTCAGCGAAGGTCTTGTCCGCGTACTGCCAGGTCGAGGACATGGTGGTCTGCGGCTCAATCCACTCGTTGCGCCAGTTGCGCTGTGGCATCGGCTGGCCGAGGGCTGCATCCAAGATGTCCTGGTCCATCTCATCGATCTCATCGAGCAGCAGGAACGGCGGGTGCGGACCACGGACGGTCTTCTGCGATGCGGTCAGCGGCCTGATCTTGGCACCGTTCTGCAGCCGGATCAGGGTCATGTTGTCATCCTTGACCAGATACTTCGGCGCGTGCTTGGAGTCCCAGGCATCACGCATGGTCTGGTGGATGTTGTTCGACTGGTTTAGAGACCCACCCAGGATGTTCACATCCGCACCCAGTACAGCGGCCTTGGTCAATCCGAGGATGGATAAGGTTCGTGACTTGCCAGCCAGACCTCGACTGCCGTGGATCAAGATCTGTGGCTCGCGTGCGAAGTATGCGGTGGCAAACGCATCGAACGGGGCATCGTGATCCGGGCAGACCTTCGTCCGAGGGATCTTGTGGCCCCACAGCGCCTGGGTCAGGTACCACAGCTCTTCCTCGTTCTTCGGCGGGCGCTCTAGGACGACGCTCACTGGGTGAACCGAGAGGGAAGCAGATTACGAAGCAGGTGGTGACCAGCTCGGTCCACCTTGATGGTCCAGGTGCCGACTGGGCAGTTGACGGTGTAGTGCCAGCCGAAGTCGCCCTTGCGCTGGCAGGTGGGCGTTACCTCGACCTCGAACCGGCCCTCCACAGTGGTCACTCGTGGAGCCAGAGTCGCATAGTCATGCTTGCCCTCGGTGACCCAGAAGCGGCTGGGGATGAACTCCACCACCCCATCAACCGGCTCACCAGTGGTCTTGTCTACGAACCGACCGCTGATCTTGGCTGTCTTCACCGCTCCTCCTATGGAGAAGGGCAGGAGGGATGCGTGACCCCTCCTGCCCACTACAAGTCATACCTTGATGATGCCAGCCACAATCAGAAAGATCAGGATCAACAGCACCAGGGCGACTACCCAGAACCAGCCCGGTACGACTACGCCGTACTCGTTCTTCTTCATCTCGTTCCTCCCTTCGTCCACTACAGGTGTTTCCCTGGGCGGCACGTTGCGGAGGATGGCCTTGCCGGTCTTGTTCTCAGTCAGCGTCTGGATGAAGCTCAGCACCAAGGTGAGCAGACCGATGGCAGCGAAGTACTGCCGGTCGTCCATGTCATAGAAGAAGGAGTCCACGAACTCCACGATCACTGCGGCGACACCGGCCTGGAGACCGGTGCGTGCGGGGCGGGCCAGTGCTTCGTTGACCTTCATGTCACTTCCTTACTCGGAATCTGCCCTTACCCAGGGCGCGGAGGGACTCAAGCTCAGGGATGCGGTGGCCCTCCTGCACCGTCCCGGACTGACGCTCGTGCTTGCCGTAGGCGTCCAGAGTGGCCTCGCCAGCCAGCCCATCGACCTTCAGCCCAGCGTCGTACTTGGCATTGAGTGCGGCCTGCACTCGCTTCACCCCGACCAGCCGCTTGACCTTGCGACCCTCTCGGGCGTTGATGAACTCCCGGCGTACGTTGCTCAGGTCCACCAGCGGCAGTGGCTTGAACCACCGGCTGGTGTCGTTCTCGAACTCCTTGCCAGCTCGGATGGAGATGTGAACGTGGCTGTGGTGGGAGTTAGAGCCGGTGTAGCGCCGCTTGGCGAACCCATAGGTCCGGGAGTAGATGTAGCCGTTGGTGATGATGTAGTAGGTCCGCTTGTCCTTCTTGGCGGCGTTGAGCAACATGGTCCGCAGGTTCTGGTTCGGATCCCTGTCGTCCACATCCACGTCGATGGCGCGCACCACACCACCGGCATCCCAGTCCGGGTTGTGGTCAGACCTGCGAGCAGCGTGGCTGGTATCCCCGATCCAGCCATCCGAGGTCCGATCCCGCTTGGGGAACTTCTTGTTGATCTCGTCGCGCAGCTTCTCTAGCGAGGGAGCCAGGTAGTAGCTCACAGCTCGTCCTCCTCTACCTCTTCGCCAACGTGACGATGGACCTCTTCACAGTCGTATCCGTCGAGCGCCTTCTCCTCGCCGGTAGTCTCGTGAACTTCTGCGACGTGCATGTGCTGTTCGGTCACGGGTTATCCCTTACGTGTTGGACGCGGCTGAGGATCATCTGGTCGGTGATCACTGCTTCGTCCCGACCAGGGGCTGGATTGTTGGTGTTGCGAGCGTAGGTGTAAGCGTCTGCCCAGTCAGAAGCAGCACAGAGCCGCCAGATTCGCTGGTTCACCCAGTCAGACGGGTGTTCACCTGTGGTTACTTCTTGCGCTGCGCAAGCGGTCAACCGATTACGAAGATCGTTGTCGCCCACCATCTCAGCTATTTGGTAATAACCCATTGCCTCTCCTAGATGTACAGCAGGTGCCCGACGATCTCGGACGCCGCTACACCAGTGTTGTTGGTGTCTTCTGGCCCAGCGGTGATCGCGTACGACATTCCTGCAGCGAAAGTGATCGGGATCGAGTTGTGCATGTCCGCTACGCCGCCAGGTGGAATCGGCACCACCAACAGCGGAATCGAGGAACCGACTACTGGTGCCGTCGTCATGTTGTAGAACTTCAGATAGCGCCATGTCGTGCCGGTGTTGGCCAGCTTGTAGGCGTACAACCGCGCACCGGCGTTCTTCACCGACGTGGCGTTAGTGCTCGCAGCAGAGAGCACCTTGGCTACGGTGAAGCCCGTCGCTGACACGTAGGCGTTCAGCGATGTAGTGGTGACAGCTACCGAGCCACCCGCGTTGTAGACCGGGACTGCCTGCCCACCCTGGATCGAACCAGTGCCACCTGTGATCTCAGCTTGGAGTTCGGTGTAGTCCACACAGGTGACGTGCGAGGCAGTAAGTGTCGTAGAAGAAGCTGGGGCAGTCGCGCCGTGCTTAATCCGATACCGCAGGCGGTACTTCCGGTTCGGATCTGGAGCCGTGGTCTGTCGGACTGCCGAGCCACCAGATCGTGCCGCAGTAGAGTCAGCCACCCGAGAGTGGAACCAGACCTCATCAGACTCCATGGTGATCTCGTAGAGGCTGTCAGCAGTTTGAGTAGCCGCGCTGGCGATGTTGCCCGACTGAACGCGGCTAGCTCCACCGTTACGGGTCTCTACCCGAGCATTGGTGGTGGTTGCCGAGTCGACCGCTGCGATCCGCCATGCGGCGACCACGGTCTCGTCTACCGTGCCATCTTCGTTCTCTGCGACTACCTCTACGTAGAACTCCTGGTTAGTGATCTTTTGGCTGATCTTGAACCCGAAGCTCGCCTTGAATGGAGCGCTGAACGACGCCTTGGTAGTCACCTTGGTCTCGGCGTTGGCAGTAGTGCCGGTAGTGATCACCAGCGCACCAGTGCCAGCGGTGATGTTCATGCCAGTGCCGGTTACGACATCCCACTCGGCCAACGTGGGGTCGTTGAACTCACGACGATACTTGACCTTCGAGCCAGAGATCAGGTGTGCGTCACCTTGGGCGTTGGTGTGCTCCATCGCCAGGTCACCGAACGCATTGCGCAACACCATCAGCTACCGTCCTCCACCCAAAAAGTCGCGTCACCGTTCGGAAAAATCTGGATCCACAATCCTGGTTCAGTTAGACCAGGGTCTGTCTCCGACACCACAAGATTCTCAGGACCTGGTGCGCCAGGCTCACCTGGTTCACCGGGGTCACCTTTAAGTCCTTGAGGACCAGCTTCGATGACCTCGACGGTCTCCAGCTCGCCCCACTCAGTATGGATGCTCTCGGTAGTGATGACCTCGATGTCAGTGCCGGTGGCGTACGTTTCTGCTGCCTCAGCCTTGTACTCGGTGATTTCGATGATGTAGCTCATGAGGTCACATCCGGAGTAACACTGACCGAACCCTTCAGATAGGTGCGCACTGTGCCGTCAGCGAACGTCACCTGGCAGTCCCACACCCCGCCTGAGTCAGGCAGCCCTGCAGTGACCGCTGCTTCCATCCGCACCTGCACCTTGCCCACGTTCTCAGACACGCTCTGATCCGGCACCGTGCAGACGAACTGCCCAAGCACTGAGCCGCCCGTGGCGCTCTTGATCGAAGCCTTCGCAGATGCGCCGGTCAGGTTCACGTACGCGCCAGGACCACCGGTAGCCGTGCGCCCACGCACGCGGAAGTCCAGCGTGAAGGTGTCTCCCTTGTAGATGGAGATGTTCTTGATCACCGGCTGCATCTTGTCTCCTCACTCCTCTATCAGTGTCTATGACGCCGCACGTCGTAGTGATGACCCCGCATCTGCCACAGCGCGTGGAGCAGCGCTCCGTTGGCCAACAGGATCAACACCGACCGCAGCCCAGGTGGTGCCCCTTGCGCCCAGGCTTCACCTGAGGAGTACAGCGAGGCGAAGGCGTACATCGCCAGCGCCATGGCGTAACGCCTAAAGCTAGACTCGTACTTCGACCAAGCGCTACTGGACTTGATCAAGAACCAGGTAAACGCGATCACGCCGATGATCACGTTGGCTAGCCGCATCCAGTAGATGACCTGCTCCCACATCACTTCTCCGTGCAGACGCCCACCGGGTATGGCGGCAGCGGGTTCTCTCGCCGCTCGCGTTCGATGTCTTCGATGACTCGCTCGTAGTCCAGCAACGCTGCTACCAGCTTTCGTTGCAGTCGCGCTTTCTCCTTGGGCGGCAACTCCTGGGTCGGGTCGTCCTTGACCACACCGGCAGCCTCGGCGTAGGTAAGCCAGATCCGCTTAGTTGCGGCAGTCTCCCTGCTCACCAGCTCCGAGCGAATATCAAGTGCCTCCGAGAGCGCCACGAAGTTGTCCGATAGGCACTCTCGCTGCTCGCGGTCCTCGTGATGGAAGTAGTAGGACTGAATGATCATCAAGATGCCGACGACGATTAGCATCGCGCTCTCGATGAGCTGCCTACGTCGGAGCCGCTCAGGAGTCGTCATGCTCCTCGACCTTCCTCTTGATGATGCGGATATTCCGGTCGGCTCGACCGAGGACGTAGCCCACTACTAGACCGCCTATGGACCAGACACTGCTCTCGAAGAGGTACTCCCACATCACTGGCCACCCTCATCGCTCTTGTCCTTCCGCGCACCCAGAGCGAACAGACCACCGACGATGGCCATGAACACACCGTTGATCGCCTGGTCAGGCTGATAGTCGAGCTGGGGGACCAGACCTGCGATGAAGTTGATGGCCCATACAGTGGTGACCACTCCGATGACCACGGTTCTGGTGCGGTCACTGACCATCATCCCCTCCTACAGGTCTTCCTCCCAGACCAGGTGGACCGCACCGGAACGAAGGTCAGTCGCCAGCGAGTTGGCGACAAGGTAGTCCTGAGCGCCCGACGACTGCTTCAGTCCGAAGCCCCTGATCTGGGTGTTGAACTTGGACCACCATGCCTGGGGGATGTCGAACCACTTGGTCTCCCCCTTGTTGATGGTGCCCACCACTGTGGGGTCCATCTGCTCGGTATAGGGGATCGGAAGCTGAGTGGGGTCAGCCTTCGAGTGCCAGAACAGCCGCACGTTGGCAGTGGGCTGACCAGCGTCGTTGCCCCGACTGACCCGAATCCGGGCAGAGGTGATGGTTGGCGGGCCATCCAGCCCGACCGAGTTGGTGAACTTGCCGCCGTGGAACCAGATGCCGTTGGAGACCGGGTTGGAGGACACCACCAGATCCCCCTCGGTGAAGGTGTCACCGGAGCCGTTGAGGTAGCCAGCACGGTTGGCCTCGACGTTGGCCTCCTTGAGCACCTTGCGCTCAGTGGAGACACCCTGCTTGGGCATCCAGATGTTGGCGAAGGTGCCAATCGACCAGTTGCCCTCTAGGTCTTCAGCCCAGGCAGCGAAGTAGTACCGCTGACCACCAGGCAGGTTGGTGGCATCGGTCGGGTTGACCGGGTACTCCTTGTAGTCGTACTCGTGAGAGTTGCCGTGGTCAGAAGTCCCGCCAGGGTGCGCGTCGTTGTACCACCAGTTCGACCAGTCTTCCTTGGGGTAGCTGGCGTCGTTGCCGGTGATCATCCCAGAGCCGAACTGGGTGCTCAGGATGCCTGAGGATCGAGCAGCGTGGACCTTGATCCGCCGCAGCCCTGAGTCATGCACTGTGCCTGGCAGCCTGGCTCCCACCCGGATGTAGCGGGGGTTAGAGGCAGGGATGAGCTGCAGGCTCAGCTCAGGCGGGTTGGGCGGGGTGGTGTCGAACGCCCACTCCTCAGCCCACTGACCAGCTTCCTTGTGGAAGCGCTTCTTGACGGGCTTCCAGATGTTGCCGACCTTCACGTAGGGACGCTTCACAGGCGTCCATGCGCCGTCGATCTTGATGTACTGGTCGCCCATGCTCAGACCTGGAAGTAGATGTCACCGTCGACACCATCGGCGTTGTTCGGGACAGTGGTGCCGGTGTAGATCGTCGGCATCGGCTGCGGGTACTCCACCCACACGCCGTCCTGGAACACATAGACCTGGTTCTGGTCCTGGACGTAGGCGAACATCCCGTCCTGCGGCGTGGCGTTGCGAGTGTCGCGGTCGGTGATGGTGGCGTAGACGCCCATCACGCGCTTCTCCACCGCAGTCGCCAGGTTGGTGATGTCCCGTGGCACATCAGGAGTGTCAGCCTGTTCAGGGACAGGGAAGCCCTGGATCGGCGTGGTGGTAGCCATGTCAGACCTCGCTTTCTGGCTTCATCGTCTCATCCAGCGCCACTAGACCCGCATACGAACATCCAGGTAGCAGCTCTCCTTGTCAGTCGGTCCCACCGAAGAGTCCACCGCGCTGCCATGGTTTTGCCACACCTGAAGGCTGATCACCTCACCCTGGTTCAGGTAACCAGTCCAGCTAGCAGGAATGACATCGCTGACGCCAGTTCCAGCGAAGGCTGGGTAAGCAGCCGAAACCAGCAGGGAAGTGTTGTAGAGGATCTGGATGTATCGATAGCCGTTATTCGCAGAGTTGATGAAGCGGAACTGTCCAAAGATCTCGTACAGCCCAGTCTCCGGAATGACCACGCCGCTGGAAGTGATCTGCCAGTTGCCGTCCTGTTTGACTGTCTGGTCCCAGTTAATCGTGGTCATGCTGTCGTTGGGGATAGAGACCACGCTCGTCTTTACTCGCCGCACATGCGGGGTCCTGATCCCGGTGTTGTCTCCCCAGAAGTTGCCGAACCGAAAACTGCCGTCGCCCTTCAAGTACCACCGAGGCGCACTCACTCCACCAGGGCCGATGCTCTCCAGTGCCGAGCGCATCAGTGCAGGCGTACCAGTACCGAAGGTGTTCTCAATCGGCGCGTCAGAGCCAGCAGCGTTGTAACCAGCCAAGGTGATCTCAGACTGGCCTAGGTTGCTGGTGCCCTGCAGTCGGAACGGCGGAACCAGCGAGGCACCGTTAGCAAAGCCGGTCATGTAGAACCGAGCGTGGGTGACTCCCTGCGGAACGGTGTTGCCTCGGATCTTCAGCTTCTGTCGCCGCTGCTTGGAGTCGAGGACGAAGGCGTACTCCGAGGGCGGGGTCTCCTTCGGGCCACTCGGGTCGTACCAGGTGTAGTTGAACTCCAGCTCGTCTTGGGCGTTGCCGAACACCGGCCCGTAGATGTTGATGGCCTTGTCGTTCTTGGTGTCAGGAGCCACGAACCGGTTGAGGTTCTGGTCCCAGCAAAAGCCAGCAGTAGCTGTCGCGCTCAGCTTGAACCGGTCAACGATGTCACGGGAGCCGGTGGTGCTGATCGCGATCACTTCGGACTTCGACCGACCAGCCACCCACAGCTTCTCGCCACCGGTATCAGCAGGACCGAGGTAGGTAGAGGCGAACCCCTGCTCATAGGCGAACGTGGTCACCCAGGTAGTAACCGTGGTGGCGGTTCCGTTGAATGAAGCTCGATCAAGCTCTCGATAGCGACAGATCCCATCTGAGGTACGGGTGTAGAAGAGATAAGGGTTCTTGCTATTCGAGTTGTAGCCGACCGCTACTCGGTAGCCGAAGGTCTCGAACCAACTGTTGGGCACGTACATGACTTCCCATGGCGTCAAAGCGCCCAGGAAGAGACCATAGATTTGGACCTTGGTCGAAGGGTCTGAGCTGTCATAGCCAACCACCCAGACTCTTTCTGAGCCCCACGATCCCGTCGTTGGCGGGACATAACAGATACTCCACAGCGGTATGTCTCGACCAGATCCAAGCTCGTTCGAGATCTGCTGTGATGAGATCTGCGAGTACTTCTCCAACACGCCAGTGGTGGTGTTGCGCCTGATCTCGTAAACCGTGCGCAGGTTGTCATCGATGGCCCAGTACCGGTCGCCCGTGCCATCACCGGTCCACGAGGCGAGGTTTTCAACCGGAATGCCTGTAGCGTGCGCGATGGAGTCGTTGACCCACTCGAAGGTCGGCGGGTTAGCTGGCTCGGCTATTGAGTTCTCCAGCTTCATGGTGGAGCCTTCAGCCAGCAGCGACTCCTGCAACGTGGTCAGCGTCTTGACCGTCAGATAGTCGATCTCCGCGTTGCCTCGGAACACTGCAGTTCCTTCATTGGGCAACTCGAAGCGAGCCACCCCAGCATCGTCGTAGAAGAACATCCCGTCCTGGTTGATCACCGTGCGCTGCTGTCCTGCCTCAGCAGTCTGAATGCGCACCGTGCCAGAGTTGAGGATGCCGGAAGTGATCTGCTCTGCCTGTAGCTCGATGCTCTTGACGAACTCCGAGTTCACCTTCTCGATGCTCACCGCACCATCGCGGATGTGGATCTGGTCCACCGCATCAGTAGCGATGCTGTCGGCGGTGACCTGGGCATCCAGCCAGTCCGCACCCGTCCACACACGGACCAGGTTGTTCTGATCGGTGACCACCCAGACATCACCGATGTCCTCTGGCCCTAGGCCAGAAGGAGCCGCCACGCCGTAGTACAGCGTGATGGTGAGGTCTGGAGTAGCCCGAGCGGAGTAGGCGTCCAGCACCCCAAGCGCGGTGTCCAGGTCAGTGACCTCAGCGAACGTCGAGCCAGTCCACTGGTAGACCACGTTGGTGTCCACCTTGGCCCAGATGTGGTTCTGTGTCGGCGCAGCAGGCTGAGTGGTGTCGTAGGTGACCACCACCGAGGACTGAGTACCAACCGGTACCAGTGTCTCCACGGCATTCGCCAGCTTGATCGCCCGCTGTGCGGTCAGCGCCTGACGGTTTGAGACAACTTCCTGCCAAGCGGTGCCGTCCCATACGTAGAGCACATAGTTGATGGTGTTCAGCCAGGTGTTGCCCACCGCGTCAGCCGCAGGCATATCTGGACCGACGAAGGTCTGGCTCCCGCCCTCTGCACCCGCAGGGATCTGCCAGGCCGTGCCGTCGAACACCCGAAACGCCTGCTCATCGAGCAGGTAGACGAGCTGACCTCGGTAGGCGTTCTCAGGCAGCGTCTCCAGCGTGACGAGCTGTACTCCGTTGGTGTCTGCAGTGCGCTGTCCGATCCGAGGCGAAACGCCGTGATCGAAGGTGGCCATTGCGCTCCCTTACGGAGTGAGGGCGTCGTAGGACGAGTAGCCAGTAGAAGCCTGCCCAGCAGGACCCTCGGGGCCTTGCGGACCAGCAGGGCCAACAGGTCCCTGTGGGCCAGCAGGGCCGGTGAGACCACGAAGTCCAGCACCGATCCGAGCGATCTGAAACGAGCCAGCGCTGATCGCCACTGCCACGTTGTCACTCTGCCGAGCAGTCACGGTGATCTCGTCGTTGAGCGAGAACCGGTCGCACCACACGCACTGCACGAAGGTTGCGTCGTCCACCACTGCCAGGTGCTGTGCTCGGACCAACAGCTCGGTGCCGTTGCGGGTGAACCACACCGCGCGGATGCCATCGCCTGCATCAGCAGGCTGGTCGAACCGCAGCCAGCAGTTGAGCTGGTAGTCACCGTCTTCTTGGATAGTGAAGTTGGTCGAAGAGGTCGCCGTACCCAGGTCGTCATAGGAGACGGTGGCGAACGGCACCAGCGTGTCGGTATCGGGGTTCACGGTCAGCGAGGTGTTCACCCGCGTCTTCATCGCGTAGTGCGCGATGCCACCTACCGGGCCGGTCTCACCTTGCGGGCCAGGATCGCCCTTGTCGCCCTTGGGACCAGTCAGTCCACGAGGACCGACAGGACCAATGCCCTGCAGAACGCCAGTGCGGATCTGGATCGCACCACCGTTGTTCAGCCTGATTGCTTGTCCCATCGTGTCCTCACATCACCGTGATTCGCTTGTTGACGATGACCGAGCCAGCCATCAGTCGGAACCGCTGTGCGCCAGCGTAGACACCGTTGTCCTCCACGGTCACGAACAGGTCATAGATGTAGTGACCGGGGTTGAGGGCAGCAGTCTGAGAGGCGCTGATGTGGATCTGCACCATCCCGATGTCGTTGGAGAAGCTGATCTCGGGCACCGTGCCATCGGCAGGCTCGACATCCGGCGTCTCCAAGCTCAGGATCGGCTGGGTGCCAGCGCCCTTGATGTCCATCCGGATGGGCCGGGTCATGTTCTGCGGGTTGCCATAGTCATCAGTCCAGATGATCTGGGCCGTGAAGTCTTCCCCCTGGTCGATCACCAGGGGCACGTTCGCTGCTGGCATCAGTCGCCTCCTCTACCTAGATCTTCCCGTCGAGGTCAAAGCGCCCTGGCGTACTTTCGGTATGAACTCGCCGGGATCAGGTTGGGCGTCTGTAGGTAGCGATCACTGGGCAGCTTGGCCCGGATCGCCTCATGCCACTGCTTTAGCGACATGCCGTGCTGGTAGCTGTCGATGGCGCTACGTGTGAACGCGCCGTTGGGTCGGTTGTTGAACCAGGCATCCCAGGAGAACTCCTCATCCAGACAGCCAGAGATCAACGAAGCGTTCTTGGAGCTGGTCTTTGGCTTCAGCGAAGCCTCCAGCACCACAGCAGTGTCCTCTCCGATGCCACGGAAGGTGTGGGGAGGAAGGAACCGGACCTGCTCATCACCCCGGTCATCGGCTACGAACCGGTTAGCAGTACCGGAGTGGCAGGAGTCCAGCAGCGCGAGCGCGCCTGAGCCGAACCGGATGTGCTGGAAGCACCTACCCAGCTCGTCATCGGTGATCAGCCCACCAGAGCGGTAGTCGTAGGCGCACAGCACCTCATCGCGGCCATCCAGCTCATCAGCATCCAGGTCAGCGATCCAAGAGCCGTGACCGGAGAAGGTGAACACCACTCGATCCCCGAAGCCAGCCTTGAACACCAACTGCCTGAGGTTGGACAAGATCTGGGCCTTAGTCGCTGCCCCGTCGATCAAGACCTGGACCTCATAACCCTCATGAGCAAGTCGCTCGGCCCAGTCGTTGGCGTCGTTGACGCACCCGCTCAGGGGCGCGCTGACGTACTCGTTGATCCCCACGCACAGCGCATACCGCTTATTCACCTTCTGCCAGCTCCTTCAGCTTCTTCACGTAGTCCTGCTCCTGGCCACCGATGACCAGGACAGTGTGCTGCTGGGCGGCAGTGTCAATCGCGTCGATGCCGGTGATCTTGATGCGCCGGTCCATGATCTTCAGGACTGCCTCGATGCTCTTGGGATCGCCAGTCATCGCAGAGGGCCAGGCTACCGACTGCAACCGGTCGAGCCGGTCAAGCTCCATCTGCAGGATGCCGTTGCGCCCCTGCTCGGAGAGGAAGGTGGCCTCAGACTTCATCTGGGCGTTGATTGCCTGGCGAACCTCGTTGCCAGAGGCATAGCCCAGCTCGTCAGCGATCTCGGTGGGCGTCTTACCCGCAAGCCTCATCTCGTAGGCTTCCTGCGCCCTCGTCTTGACGATCTCCCCATAGATCACTTCGGACACTTCCTGAGAAGGATCCGGTGTATCGCTCTCTTCGGCCATTGCTCCAGTCCTCTACAACCTCGTCCACGCTCACCAGCTCGTTGTCGATCATGGTGAACATCTTGCGGCGCATCCGACCTGAGGTGCCTGCCCAGACCCCGAACTCTTCGCGCATCTCCAACGAGTGTCGCAGGCAGTCGCGGAACACCGGGCAGACATCGCACAGCTTGGAAGCTTGTCGTACCTGCTTGATGCTCATTGTCGGCTGCTTGGCGTCATCACCGAAGTAGTACTCGTTTCCCACCCCGGCGCAGTGCGCTCGCTTCTGCCACTCCGGGTAGAGGTCATCAAGGGAAAATGAAACGAACCGCTCACTGTCTGTCAGTGGCGGTTCGTCTGGGATGGTGGAAAGGAAGTCGTCAAAGCCCTGCCAGGGCTTGTGCCCGGTCGTGGAGTAGTGCTCCGTAGAGTCCGATACAGGTGGCATCGATCCGATCCTGGTTTCCCTCACACAACGTAGCGTAAGCAGGATATGTCGCAGACAACCACTCTGCGATCTTTTCTTTGCTTGCGTTGCCGTTTCCGACCACGGCCTTCTTCCAGGTCTTGTTGTCCACGAAGTAGGCGCGTGCAGTGAATGGAGTACCCAACGTAGCCATTACTGCACCAGCGGTCTGTGCGATCTTCATGCTTACCCGCGTGTTCCGGCCCACCAGCGGCTCCTCGATGAACACCTGCTCAGCGACCTTGGTGTAGCCGATGGTCCACTCAGCCACGGTGCGAAGCTGGGTAGCGCGGTCCATGGCATCGGGCAGCTCTAGGTGTCCGACGTTGGTGACCTCACCGTTGTCGAGCAACGCGATGGCTGCCTTGCGTACGCCCAGGTCAATGCCGCAAGTGATCACAGTTCCTCCACCTTCGGCTCGGCCTTGGAGTCCACCTTCTTCACCAGCTCAGCGAAGCGCTCAGCCTCTCGCTTGGAGGAGAACATGATCTCCACTTCCCGCCCATCACTCATCGCGTGGTAGCGCACCACGTAGCGCTTGCCGCTCATGCTCTCCCTCAACAGAAGTGCGGAGGGTTCTCCTCCGGTGGCCGGTCGTCCTCAGGAATCGGTTCCTCTTCGATGTCCTCAGGCGGGAGAGGCTTGTCATCAGGGTCAGGGTCGCGATCAACCGGCAGCGCGGACTTACCAATGTTGTAGTCCACAGCCAGCATGTGATGGTCGGTGTTGAAGCCACGGACGATCCGCTGCTTGATCACCTTGAGCTTCTTCTTGCGCTCGTGCGCCACATAGTCGATGAGCCGGTTGCCCATCGCCTCGCCAGGCTTGGCCTCGTGTGTGCCGCCCTTGGGCATCCCGAAGGCACGGTAGGAGGGCCAGATGTTGAGTCGGTCGAAGGTCTTGTACGGGAAGTTCTTGTCCCGCTCGCGAGAGTCGACCCGGTAGTCCACATTCAGGTCGCCGGTGGTGAACACGATGCCCTTGGGCTTCATCTTGGTGCCGACCTGGTACAGGTCTTCCATCTGCTTCATGAAGTAGGAGACCCGCTTGGCACGCTCGGGGTTTCGGTTCACTCCGTTTGGGCCTTGCACACCAGCTAGCCCGTGCATGTTGAGCAGAATGATGTTCTGCCCGCTCTCTCGGTCCCGCAGCTTGACCATGTTGATCGCCTTGGCAGTGTCGCCCTTGCCAGGGCCACCATCATGCAGCGGCGGGATCTTCAGCGTGGCCATGGTCCGCGAGTCCAGCTTCTTCAGCCGATCAGTGCGCCACAGGATCGGGATTGGCTTCCCGCCACCCCGAGCGGGGTGAAAAGCGTTGAATCCCTTGAGTCG